CTAAAGAATCTTGACCAATAAATTTTGCAATTTTGGCCAAATTTACATCGTCATATTTTAACAAATCTTTATCTTCAGTGTTTCTTATAATAGAGGATAATGAAACGCTTCTTGGTGGCATAATTCACCTAATAAAATGGCCGGACTTTCACCGGCCTCGTATTATGATTCCTTAGCAACAACGTATACAAACCAATCTGTTGACGAGCGTTTGATACAAATGTTACCAGCCGCAGCAGCACACGTTACCGCAGCACCAGCAGTTCCACCGTTAAGTGTTCCTAGTGATGAATGCGGAAATACGTTAAGAGCATTTAAGCCATTGTTTTGCACAACCACGATTCCACCAATCTGAACGTCAGGAAGTTTAACTCCTGTCGATGCAGCAGTGGTTCCTACAAGGTTAAGAAACGATGTAAGAGCAAGAGCATCTGCAATTGTTGTGCCAGTAGCAGTCAAACTTGCACTTGATGAAAGTGCGGGAGCTGACGTAATGCTAAAAGTTGACAACACATTTGCTTGCTCTGGTGGCATTCCCAAACCAATTAAATCTTGAAGAAGTGGCATATAATCTCCCGAAATTGCGGCTGCTATACAAGCCAGCCGCTTTTAATTAGTTCACCTTAAGGTGAGCTACAGAGCCAAGCTCTACAGCAGCAGCGCCAGTAGCAGTTGTAAGTCCAACGACGTAAGCAATCTTAGTTGTTGAAGCATCATCAGCTACGCCAGCAGTTGCAGTTGTATTGAGGTTAGCCTTGGCAACATAGCTTGCAGCCACTTTGCCTCGGATTCCTGAACCAACTCCACCACCGTTGAGTCCACCAACCCATACCCATCCGTACTCGTTGTCAGCGAAAGCTACCTGAGCTACGCCAACAAGAAGTCCATTTGAGCCAGCATTCGTGGTAGTAAGCATAGCGGCTTGGCCGTCTTGCTCAATTTTTACGAACGCATATTGGTCGATAGCACCATCAGCTTGTACGAACACAAACTCACCTTCTGTGCTACTTCCAACAGCACGAAGCGATGCAGGAAGCGAAAGTTTGTTAGTAGTCGTAAAGGTTGTTTTGTAATTTACACCAAATGATCCACTTTGTGACATTTTCTATTCCTCTACTAATTAAGCGTAAATAACAGCCTGAAGCGCAGGAGCAGCACAGCAGAGGTTACCCTCTACGATGATCACAGTGAAGAACGCATCCTGGTCAACAGGACGTGCCATCTCTGGAGCAAGCGGCTTGAAATCTGCGCCACGAACTACATCAAACGACCAATATTTGGTGTTGAGAAGTCGGCAGCTGTTTGTCTCAAGTACAGAGGATCCGTATCCACCATCGAATACGAAATCACATCCGTCATACTGAAGAACACGGAATCCAGCTACAGCCTTCTTTGCAGGAAGCTGAATACGCTGAATTGCTGTCAAAGAACTATGGAGGAACTTCCAAGCAGTACGATCCATAAGTCCAAGGTCAGGCTGCTCATCACCTCGGGTAATCTGGCTGATTGCATCCGTAATCTGCTCTTGTACGTTTGCCGCAGTCAACGTTACGTTTACTGCAAGGTTACGTGCAAAAGTGTTTGTACTACGGTCAATCGTTCCATAAGTACCAGACGAAGGTGAAGTCGAAACTGCCTTCTTGATACCATCAAACTCAAGTCCTCCGCTTCCTGTTCCATCGCCACGAAGCGAGGTAGAAACGGTATTCTTAAGACGAGCGATTGCTGCTTTCATCTTCATTTCAGCAAGGTCGAGAAGCATAGCCTCGTCACGGTTAGCACGACGATCACGCCCTGACATTGCTACAGGCTCATATACCTGCTTGATAGCAAATCGAAATGCAGTAGCATCATCGATTGAATCAAGGTTGAAAGATGAGAATCCAGAATAGAAACCACCGACAGCCAAATCATTGTACATGACTGGCTTACGAAGTTCATATCCACCGGAGAATTTACGAATGAGACCCTGCTCATCAAGCGAAGCCAAAAGCGGATTATGATGAAGAATCTCATCTGCTATTGCATCGGACTGATCGAACAAGGTCGCTACGATTGCTTCCTCTAAATTTGGCATTTTAGTTATCCCTTATAAATTATCGGGATAACCTCTATGGCCTAGTCTCCACCTGAGAGACGCCGACGCAGATTATCCCGTATGTCTTTTGTTTGTACCCTGGGAGTCCCTGAACCAGCGGAGCCAGATATTGACTTTGACGCAGCCTTGGCCTTTTGGACCGCTGCCTTTTGTTCTTGAATTATGGGCTTAGCAGTCATCTTAGAAACTAGACTGGAATAAGCCGCATTCCCGTTAATGACGTAGTTATAGGCAGTATCAAGGATTTCTTCTGGAGAGCTGTAGCGTCCAGTTCCCGTTAATGCCTGTACTACTGGAGCCATATCAGCCTCAATTTGAGCAGCTGTTTCTGGATCCCGAAATACGGGTTTACTATTCATGAAGGATTCTACGACCTTCTGATTATAATACTCAACGGCTTTTTGCTCTTGCTGTTGCATCAACGCTTGCATCCGTTGCTCTGCAATCTGTTCGGCATCTGCCCGTGTAAGGTAGTTTTGGGGAGCTGGAGGAGTCTGTGATTGAGAGTTATTGAGTTCCTCTAAAGACAACCCATAAGACTCAAGCCATTCACGGGCAGTTTCTACAGGGTTATTCTGCATGGCTCGATCCCAAGCAATTGACCGCTTGGCTATGTCTCCGAGGCTAATACCTTGTTTTGCATAATCTTCTTCATATTGCTTGATAGTGTCGTATACTGACGATGTGTTTTTGCGTAACTCCTCAACTTCGGCCATTTTACGGCTATAGTCTGACCGAGTTTCATACGCTCGTCGATTCAAATAGGATTGCAAAATATGGGCATTTTGAGCCGTTGGATTGAGGAATGCTTCCTTTTCCTCTTTACGCATATCTGCTGGTGGGAGCAAACCAGGCTTTACCTCTGTCTCACCTGTATTTGGAACGCTGTTACTAACATTCTCATTTTCCTCTTGTGCTTCTGCTTCGGGCTCAATTTCGTCCTCGGCTTGTTTTGGCTGGTCAAATTGTTGCTGCAAAGCATCACGAATACTCAAGCGTTCTTGAGCGGATCGGTCTGACTGTATTTCTGTAGCTTCAATGTCTTGTGTATTATCGGCCATATCTTTCCTGTAAGTTACGCATCATTTTATCGACTAATTGCTTTTCAGACCGTTGCGTTTCCTTTTCAGGAACATACCCACGGTCATAAGCATCGCCGACTTCTATAGCGCCAGCCGCACGATAAGCGGATCGGAGCTTGGATTTACTTGTATATATTTCTTTTGGATTTAACGGATTTCGTGTCGGTGGCATCTCGTCCTGAATAAACAGGTCGCGAGCTTGACTTTCTCTATGAACCTCTTCAATTGGAACAACCTTCTTCTGTATAGAACACCATTGGAACAATTTGTACTTGCTCATAAGTCTAATTTAGTAAGCCACATAAGGGCCTTTAGTCTTTTGATTTTATTATCACGTTTTTGCTTAAATTCTAAGTATGCTTTTTCAGCTACCGCAGCCTCATAAGCCGCTTTTTGCTCTTCTTCGATAGCTACTTTTTGCGCTATCTTATACCGCTCTAATATCTTGATTTGTAGGTTTTTAGCCTCTTCTAACTGCCTACGCTGTTCCTCTAACTTAGCACGAATTGCTGATTCTTGCTGGTCTAATGCTGCCTGAAGTTCAAGAGCCTTTATTTGAGCTTCTTGCTTTAGAGTCTCTAACTGCGCTCTCTTTAGTTCCTTTTGCCGTTCAATCTCAGCTAAAACAGCAGCAGTGACCTCGACCGATTCCGTTGAAATCTCAATAGCGTCTAACTCTTCCTCAGTTGTTACGCCATTAATCTTATCAAGTAAGAGCTTTTTCCAGTCGACTAGCTTTTTGACTTCCTCTTTACGCTTTTTGGTCTTTTGCCTAGCCTTTAATAGCTGTGCGGCAATAGCCTCCTCTTCCTGAGTTGTAAGAGTATTTTTGTGTTTAGGTCCTTTATCAAGGATATCAGAGGTGTCTTGAGTTACTGAGTCAGACGTAAGTGAAAGTAGGTATACGCTATTAACTGAATCAAATCTGTTAAGAGTTATGTTGGCAGTGGCTGGAACAGTAATAGTTGGCAGAAATATCTGCGCTGTTGAAGGAACTTGGTTTAAAGCAATGTTTCTACCGATTGCAGGTTGAAATACTTGCGCAACCGATGACGTTTGATTAAGCGCAATGTTTCTACTAACTGTCGGTAAAAATACCTGTGCTGTTGAAGCGACTAGATTAAGAACAATACTCCCACCACCAGCCGCTGCCGTGATGGTATGCAGGAATATCTGTGCCGTGGAATTGACACGGTTAAGAGAGATGTTTTGCGTAACTCCAAACGATTCTATTGGAGTAGTAGGGAACTGCTCCCCAGAAGTGGAAGCGTTCTTATATGTATAAGAAAGCTGACTTCCGGTACGCAGTAAGTTCGTCACGGCACAACACTCAGGCTAAGCAATGTAGAACCGATAGCACTAAAGGAGTTAGTTATATTATAACCTACCAACGAAGTAGTTGCGGATCCTGATGTCGCTACGGCTGGAGCGCATTGAGTTGCTCTCAGACCAGATCCGTACAAATGCTCGGTTAGTCCAGCACCAGCCACTAAACCTTGTCCAATGCCAAGGTCTTCAAGCAGCCAAATAGTTGCAAATGCATTTGTTCCAGCAACAGTACAAGCAATGTTTGTGATACTGCGACAAGAGGAGTCCCCATTATTTAGCGGCAAGAAATACGTTGAATTTATGGCTGTTGTTGCAGTAGGAAAAATAAACGTTTTGTTTCCGACTACAGTAGTTCCCGCTTGATTGACGTATCCTGCGGTGGATCCTGCATTTCTGATTTGAAATTGTACGGGTGTACCTCCCGTCGTACCTGTAACTTGAATAATTGGGATAAAACTTTGCGGTCTGCTTGCTGCTCCCATTTCGGTTCTAATAAGAGGTAATGTTATGGCGTCAGGGGTAAACGCCTCTCCAAGTGCGGTAAAAGTACAGGTACCTAATCTGTAAATACGTCCAACTCCTCCATGCCTTGCTATTGTTGAACCACTTGTCATATTTAAAAACATCCATTCACTAGCAACCGAGGCAGGTCCGTTAATGCTTTGGATGGTGTTTGGAAAAGTTGTCCCTAATGCATTTCCTGTAAACTGAAAGTTCATAAATCCACAAGTAGCAGTAGCAGTCGTATGATTAGTAGTAGTAGATTGAACTACACTACGCATTACATACTTGCCAGCCGCTTGTTGTCTTAGAATATCAGCAGTAGTTGCTACCATTATGTAGGTTCCGGCGTTAAATTCATTGAAACAAATACTTCACTTGGTTGAGTACTAAACAAACGATAGACACCAAGAAACTCTCCAGCCTGTATCAAATACGGCACCAGAGGAGACGACATTAACGGCACTCGATACTCTGTGTTCTGTTGTAAGCTAATATAAAGCGGCAAAATTCCGTATATTCTTATCCTTCCGCTTGTCACTGATGACGCAGACATTGAAGTAATATCTCTGATACCTGTATCAGTCGTCATTCGGTTATTTATCATGTAAGCAGTATTTACTGCGATTGCAGAATTGATTGGAACGTTAAATGTATTGCCAGTGTTTCCATCTTGGTCTGTATAAGTCATGCTGATATTGGGAATGCCTACAACTTGTATATCAGCAACGGCAAAAATAATACTTGCTGCGGTCTGCACTGAAGTTCCACGTACCTTTTTAATCGGCATTGCTACGCCGTCAGTAAACGTATTTGGACCAGTGATAGTCCCAAGCAAGTACTCAAGTCCTATAATATGAGCAGTTCCTGGAGTGTTGCTAAAACAACTTATATTAGTAGCAATAAATCCATCACAACCAGCACCAACTGAAGGAATTACTGGCCTAACTGGATATCTCTGCGCTACACATTGTCCCTGTGTAACTGCTGTAATATTTGTGGTTGCCGCAGGAATACGAGTCCAAAATTGCCGATTATAGCTACCAAAATTAGTCTGAGCAGTATAAGCAGCATCAAGATTTGGACTAACTGAAGTAAAGTTATTAGCCATTATGCCTGATCCCCGATAAACGTCAGCGTTCCTCTGAAGGCTTTTGCTGTTTGTGTAGTGGTCAACAAATAAATTTCATCACCAGCAGATAAGATTGGAGGACATGGCGCATCTGTAAGATTATTAAATTGCATTGCTGTAGGTCCACTTTGCAAAATTGGCGAAAAAGTTCCAAGAGGGATAACCCCATAAAACGTTACTACTCCAGCTCCAGTGCCAGAAGTTCTCGCTGCACCTGAAATGTCAGTGCATCCATAGTCACCAGTATTGAGAGTTGCAAAACCTGCGCTACCTACTTCTTGACCGATAGATTTCGACATTGAAGGAGATACTGGAGCGATATTTCCATCTTGATCGAAATAGGTAATTGTCCAATCAGCAGCAACCGCATCAAAATTTGTAGTTATAACTTGAAGGACTCCACTGTAAACACGACGAGACACTCCTCCCTCTGTGACAGTTGGCATTGTAGAACCATCTGTATAGACCTGGGCTCCAATATCAAATGAACCAAGAGTTACTAATTTTACGCAAAAAAAGGGAGCTGTAGTAGTATTTGAATAAAGAGTAGCGTTTGTTAGTTTAAACGCAGTAACTCCCGCTGGCATTGTTTCTACTTGATAGATCCTGGGACTCAACTGCCAGTTTGTTAGTTGACCTACGTAAACATTTCCCGTACCAGTATCCCGCTGAACGCTAAAGTGGCGATGAACAATATAGCCATTACTAGCTCTATTGATATAATCGTTCATGCTTGAAAGAGCTGCCATTATTCAACCTTTTTAATAATTTTTGCTATCTCATATCCGTCTGGGATCTCTTGCGTAGGTATAGCAGTCCAGTCACGGGTAAGCGGATTAAACGCTAGCAGAAAAGGTCCAACTGGTGCAGGAAGTGCTGCTCTACTTGCGTCCTCATCATTGCCATCAACAGCATCAATGACTAACTCTCCATACTGATTAAGAGATAGAGATATGCTTTTGAGTGTTGAGGCTGGTGCTTCTTCAATCATACTAGAGCGCAAAGATTCCAGATGCGTTGAAAGTTGCTGTGACGTTTCCGCCTGAAGGCGTAAGAGGAAGGCCACTTGCCACTACGTCGATATAAAGAATAAGCGGTGAAGTGTTCGGTGCTCCCGTATCTTTAAAAATAATAAGAGCTTCGATGCTCGCTCCAGATACAAGCGGGAACGTCACATCCGCCGCATCGAACACGCCACCCGATACAGTTTTACTTACTAGCGTTTGCGCTGTACCAACAAGAGCAGCAGAGGCAGAGATCCAGAACTCGTGTGCTGCGCTATAGGTATAAGTGCCAGTATCAATTAAGGCAATCTTGATAGTGTCATCAATCATATCAACTGACGAGCTGCTAGACACACCCAGCGTTCCAGGGTTAAGCCACTTATCTTTAGTTAAGGGGTAAATTGCATTTGCCATAAACTATCCTATTTCAATTTCTGAAGGGTTTCCGTCTTCATCAAGATATATCTTATTAACTTTTGGTCCAGCTTCATGAGTTACTTCAATTGCTGTGGGATTGCCGTTTTCGTCAGTAATAATCTTACCGCTTTTTCTACCGCTAGAACCGCCCACATTGATCATGCCGCTCGGTTTTAACTGATCCATTTGCACTCGCATCATCTCAAGTTGCTGGTCTTGCTGCAAACGTCTTTCTTCCATGAGTTTCTCTTGCTGAGATAGACGAAACTGCATCTGCTTCGCTTCTAACTCTTGAACCTTAAGAATGCCCTGAAGACGGTTATTCTCCTGATTAATCTCATGCTTCATGCTATCGCTTTGAGTCATTGCTTGAACTTTAAGCATATCAACTTGAACGGCATTCGACTTGATTTGCAATTCCTGTTGACCCAACGAAAGTTCTTGCTGCTTAACATACTCATTAAATTGCTGCGCTTGAATCTTTAATTGAGACTCAATTTGATCACGCTGCATCTTTAACTGAGATTCTTGATAACTGATCATGTTCTTGTCATGAGCATCAGTCATTTCCATTTGCGCAGCTTGCAGCCTAGCTTGTGCTTCAATTTGCGCAATTTGCATTCTGCCTTGTATCTCAATCGTCTTAGGGTCCGGTGGAGGCGGTTGCTTAGCTGCCTCCTCTCTAGCCGCAGAGATTTCACCAACTTGTTTAAGAGCTTTCGTAAAGATGCCATCAAGCTCTTTGCCTCCCTTAAATCGTTTAATGACGTTCTGGAACAACTGAATAGAGAACTCTAGTAGAGGTGGGTACTGCTCAATCAAAGCTTTCATCTGATTAAAAAACTCACCGCACGTAGCCATAAGCTGTGCACCTTCTGCTTGGTCTTGTGCTTGGTCAATAGCTACCATGCTGTCAGACGCAATCTGGATGCGGTAGTTAAACTGATCGTCATCACGATACAGTGCCATGATCTGTTCTTCCATCGCCATTACCATCATGTTTGGATCAATCGGTGGTGGTGGCAAAGGCTGCATTTCTGGCGGGAGATTTGGGTCTAGCGGAGGCGGTGGCGGTGTTGCTGGCACCAACGGTAGTAATACCTGTGGCGCATCAGCTACATTCATTATCTTGTTCTTTTCAAACATCGTAGTAACGATGACACCAAGATTTCCGATACCGTCAGAAATGAACTTAGTAAACATATTCTGACGAACGATAAGACCGAGCGAGGACCAAGCGTTTTCGAGTCTGTTTGCAGTTGCAGTTTTGTACTCGGCACTGGTGCCACGTAATAGATCGGATACTTTAAGTGTTTCATAAAGCTGTGACAAAGCTGTTTGACGAGCGGCCTGTAATGTTCCAAGCGCCTCTACAAACGGTGCAATGGGCATGAACTCAATGCTGTTTTGCAATCCACCACGAGCCTTATAAGACGGCCAGTTAATCGTTGGCACCATCTTCAAGTCGCCAATCATTAACTGTTCGATCTGGCTACCGATAGCGGAATCGTAAGTTGCGTTTGTTCTGATAGCCTGAGTAACCGCATGAATACGAGTAGTCATTCTCTCAATTTCAAGAATCTGGTCTTTAACGTGAGAATAGTCTGATACTGGAATAACCGAGTCTGGGTCTTGGCTTTGAGCGATAACAACACAAGGATAGAACTTCTCAAACTCTATAGGTGGCTCTGACTCCATAAGTAGCGACTTCTCGCCAGTCATTTGAATCCAGTATACTTGCCCAGACTCGTAACACCAAATCTCGTAAACCTCTGCCTTGCCCTCGTACTTCTCTCTGTCACGATTAAAGTCTTTCTTTATAGCCTCTGGGAAGCTATCAAACTTTAGCTTATTGCCTACATCTTCTCCAAAAAGCTCTACTGCTTGGCTACGATTTAGGTAAGCTCTACGTCCACGCCATTCTACTTCTGACTCGTTACGAGCATCAGAACAAATGTAGTCATTGTATTGAACCGTCTCTAGGATTGCTCGCTCATCTTCTTTAACCTCAACATCCATCGGAACGATTAAAGTGTTACCAGGACCAGCGGTAAGGATATCAGTAGGACCTTCGTAGGTTTCATTGTCAGAATCAACTAGAGTACCGTCTGGATTCTGAAACAATACCATCTCTTGCTTTTGTACTTCTGACTCAAAAGCATATCTTGCCCATAAAACAGCTTGGCCGGTAAGCAAAAATTGCAGAGCTGCCGTGTAGCCAACCTGATCAAAGTTAAACTCCATATCCATCTGGTACTGGATGTTTCGCTCTAAGATAACAGCGGAAGCCTCATGCAAAGTGCCGCCTGAGCGTTTGCGTAGTGTTACTTCAGCTTTGGGTGTGGAGGAGTAATAAGCTGGTAAAAGAGTGTTAACGCAGTACCACCACACGTTCAAACGACGCTCAGTATCACGCATGATACCAACATCTTTTTGAGCGTTATAAACACGGATAGACTCTTCAGCCGCAGTAATAAAGGTCTTTCGGCGCTCTAAGGCGAGGTTAATCTGACTCTTCCAATAGGCACCGGAGAAACGCTTGATAACTGATTCATCACTCATATTTTAGGCCTACTAGCTTGCTGCCGCATTTGCGCAATATACGCTTGTAACTTAATAACACCTTTGTTGAAGACTTCCGCAGGTTGTTCCCACTTGCTGTCAACCAATCTTGCCTTACACATATAGCGCAAAGCATCCATGCAATGGTCATCGCCTGCACTGTCGGCATCCTCGGGCTTCCGTTTGTCGATTGCCAAAGCGGGAAGGGTCTGGATGAGATACGGACATGTAGCAAAAATATACAGCAACGGTGGCTTATTAACCAACCTTTGTCTGATCTGTGACCAACCCGACAACCTATCATTGTCAGCTGCTCTAAACGGTGGATGCTTATACTTTCCAAAAACTTGGGTAAGTTGGTCGTTAATACTTGGTCCACCATCGTGTTTGAAAATAGACGGGTCAGCGTAGCCTAGTGGATTTTCTCCGACGGAAAGAGAAGCAATTCTATTTGCCTGTTCAACGTTATCGACTCCTTTGCCCCACAATTCTCTATAAATAACGATGCTTCCTTTGGGGTATGGGACTTCGTTACCGGAGTCATCCCTGCCAGAACTAACAGCACCCCATACAGCGGCAAAAGGACTACGAAAACCCCAGTCATAACCAAGATACCTAGGCCAATGTTTAGGCACGTTAAAAGGACTAACGATATGCTTGCTACTGAACTCAGGAAAGTAACTACCTTCATGGATCTCAAAGTCTCCTTCTAGCCATGCTCTGACTAGCTCTGGCGAGCCAACCATGTGCAATCGGTTAATGTACTCTGGGTCTTTAGCTAACAGTATTTGATTATCGTGTACTCGGGACGGGATATAAATGTAATCAAAGCCAGCACCGTTAGGCAGGTCTTTGCGCAAGAGCTTCATGCCTTTTGGTGATGGTCTAATAAACAGTTCTTTAAGCCATCCGTGACCTATACCGCCTGGGTTAAAGGTAAGAATAACTTGCCCACCACCCTTACCTCGTAACGCTCCGAATAGCTTCCAGATAGGTGCAGGATCAGCGTAGTTACCCGCCTCCTCTACCGCACAATGACTAAGATTCTGCCCTTGATACTTTTCAGCATCAGAATCATCAGACAATGGCCTAAACCGTAATCTTCCACCATTAAGAAACGTAAACTGCTTTTTCTGGTCCTGCCAGTGAGCTTTTAGGGGTAAGTATATCTGCTTTGCTCGCTCAATAAGGTCATCTGCTTGGGGTAACTCTTTACGAAAGAAGATAGCGTTAAAATCAACGCCAAACTGTTCTTGAACGATAGCAAACTTACCCAAAACCCCATCAGTCTTACCGCCACCACGGGCACCGCCGTAGCCTATAAGAGTAATGGGACAATGTACTAATGCTTCTTGCGGTCCTGCCTGTGGGGCCCAAACTATGGTCTCATCAATGCGTCTATCCGCAAGATAATCATCCATGTTTTAGCTTTTGACAGTACGCCCAAAACTCTTCCCAAATAACCGGGTTAGTCCTTGGGTCTATCTCTTCATCGCACTCGAGACACGTCTCAAACTCGCCTGGCTCAATGTCCTCATCAACCACTGCGACGGCACTACACTCAGGGCACTTAAAGTATCTCTCGGTCTGCTGAATCATACCCACCTGTCATCACCGCATTATCACCGTAAATCCGCTCTACACTACATGTAGGATTCTGGCAGTAAAAGTAGAAATCCTTACCATCCACAACGCTTACGGTACTGATGTGATTGCACCAAGGACAACGGCGGGTCTGTTCTGACTCATCTTTCATGCGATGCTCAATGCCCATTATTCCTCTGGTAGTTTAGGTAGCGGCATCCAGTGGCTAATATCAATATGCTCGTATTTCCCAGTTTTTGGGACATGATTTCCAGCGTCTTCCTCAAACTCTCTTACATAAACAATCCAGCGATTGCGAGATGGCCTTACGTAATTATCATTAATAAACCCTATCTGTACTCCAAAAGTTTTATGAGAAACTAATACCATCGTTTTAGGTTCTGGATTTTGTTCTTTTACGCTGATCCATTCGCTCATGACTCCTTCTCCGGTGTTTTAGTCATTTCTTCCACTCCTCTCCATGCTCACGATTCCAGTACCAGTCGTACTCCTTATAAGTAATCCGACTATACCTACAACTGTTCCACGTATTGCACTGCCAGCACTGTATATAAGGCTTCTCAGTCACACCAATCCCACGGTGCTCGCACTTCTTACAAATGAAACAGACCAATGTTGGCCGTCTGACGCTGTTAATCTTCGACTTAGCCACAAATCATGTACCGGAGCAGGAAACAGCAAAAACGCCCACCACTAACGAACCATTGGTCTATGTCTACATACTACACATCCTCATCTTTCGTTAGATACTTTTGTACAAATTCTTCCTTACTCATCGGCTTAGAACTAACCACAGCACGAATCTCACCAGTATGCTCAATCACCTGCTGCTCACTCCATCCCAACTTAGTCTTAAGCAAATGTAACAAAATAGGCGTATTCCCATTCATAGCCTCAGTAATCGCAACAGACGCTAAACCACGCTGCATCTCCGTCACACCACTCAAATAATCCTCTAGGTAATACTTCTCCAAAACATACACCGTCACCCTCGCAGCTATAGCCGCATTACCCTTCGACAACCCTAGCCTACCCAAATCACTAATCTGATGCGCCAAATCCTCATTACGCTGGTGCTCCCGGGTATGAGGCTTAGGCTGCATAATAGGCGGCAACACCTCTACATTCGATTCGTTTGTTTCATCACTCATAAACGTGTTTGATTGATAGTAGGGGTAAAAAATTTGGGAGGGTGGATATATGTATAGTACCGGTACCTTTGCGTTTCCGATCTGAAACTAAAAGTGAAAACGTAGCTCTAATAGGGAGATTCCCTACCCA